TCCATCGACTCATCGCGAGCGAAGCACAGAGTTTCGCCGGCATACACGACCAGCGCACCGTTCGGGAATTTCGCAATCAGCCCATCACGAACGGTTTTGTCTTTCACGTCCATAAACGCATTCGGCCTAAACCAGTTGCGTTGAACGGTGCAATCGTCGGCAATCGAATCGGAAGTTACATAAGTAGACTGCATTCCCAACTTGACGTTCTGGCGAGCGAGCTTGGCGATTTCGCCTTCGGTAATTCCATTCGAGCCGTTTTTGATTTCATCGGCGCACCAGGGAAACATTCCTTTGGCGCGGGACATACTGATTTCAGTCTCGTACTGCAATACGTCCACTTCCTCCAGACAGTTGGCCATCATCGGCGTTAGTTTCACTTCCAGTTTGCCGTGTGCCGTTCTGACTTCCTGTCCTCGCGGAGTACGCTTCTGTGTTTCGGTCGATTCCGTTCCGCCAACTTCTTTTTCGGTTTCTTCGGAAACCATTTGGTCTACAACATCGGTCGGCGGCTCGGTCTCCGGAACAATCGAGTCGTCTTCGTCGTCCTCTTCCCATCCGAAGCGTTGGCCGTCCACGATAAACCGCGTGTAGTAGAGAGCGCGGCCATCGGTCCAGAAATAGCGGCACGCATCGGTCTGACTCATAATTAGATCGTTATTGCGAGCCACTACCTTTACAAACTTGTCGGCGGATTCAGTAGCCGTAATCTGCGCGTCGTTGTCGGCGTCTTGCGGCTCGAAGCGCACTCCAGGGACGGCGCGGGTAAGCGAAGAGATGATAATTTGCGCGTAACTCGAATAGATGTTGGTCGGGAGCAGCGACAAGTCCATTTGCATCGATGGACCGTAGCCCGAAGATTCGCCGGGAATTTCCCAACCGCCGCCAACACGGGGAAGCAGGAATTGAAACCCGCGGAAGAATAGCGCCGCTTCCCAGGCTTGAATGACTTCGATCAGCCGCGCAGGATAATCGCGCTTGCTGGCCTTAGTGACCAGTTCCTTGAAAGCATTCTCTTCGGCTGTGGATAGATCGACTTTGACAAATTCGCCTACTGCGGAAAATTCAACGCCAGCCAGCACGCCAGGTTGATACTGGTCCGCAGACTGGTCCGCAGCATCCGTTTTCTTTTCTAATTCCGCTGTTGGCACTACTCCCCGCGATCACCCGATTTGTGACGCAAGAAAATTATCCGAAAGAAACGGCGCCGCCAGCTAGACCAGCCGGCAATGGACTTTGACCGGGCTGCGAGTACTGCAACAGATCGGGAGCCACAACTCGCGTAATGGTGAATTGTCCATTTAGCGAAGAATGCCCCGCGCCGGTAACCTTGATTGCGTTCCCGACGTTGCCAGCGGTCAAACCGTGCCCGACCACCTTGAGCGTAGTCACTTCATTCAGTCTAATCGCTTCCGCGATGTAGAGCGGATTTCCGGCCATAGATGTACCCTCCTATTTTCTTGCTTTCTCGAACATGATTGCCATGCGTGCGCGCTTACCAGTTTTTCCAGGCGCATGTTCTTTTTCGTGAGCATACTTGGAAGTGGACTCACCATGACGAGCGGCCGCAGCGGAAAAACTTCCTTTAGTGCCAGCTTTCTTTTCGCGTTGCGATTCTTTTTGCATCCACCGTTCACCCGCCATGAGTCACCACCTTTGCCAGAGAATGTTGAAGCACGTCATCCGTTCCGCCGTGCGCTTCTGGGCCTTTCGGCTTAGGTAAGCGCATGCACCCTATAGGTTTGCACGCGGCAGCATGATTGCTGCGTCCGCCGTCAGGACGTGCTCTGCCGGTTCTTCCAGCGGATAGAAGTCTCATCGGTTCGCTTTCTTGAACGCAGTCACCATGCGCGGCTCTTTCTTCTTGTGCGCCAATTCAGGATTCGCGTGCAGTTCGCCCTTCATCTTGTCTTTTTGTTCGTTGGACAAGGGACTGCCAGATGAAAGTAGATAGCGCGTCTGTCGGGGAGTCCAAGGCATTTTAGAGACCGGGAATATGGTGCGAACCGCGTGAGGACTGTTGCATTATTTCCGGCATCTCTTCGCCGGCCTCTTCGCCCATCTCTTCGTCGGGACTCTCTTCTTCCTGTCCGGCGGCCTTGTGCATGTGGTCCATTGCATCCTCGGCGGTATCGTGCTCGGAGTTGTGTTCGTGGCCTTCCTCACCGTGCTTGGAGTGGACCTTATGCTTGTTGCTGGCCTTGTCGTGGGTGTAGTGGATTTCGTGCGCTGGCCCGTGGTTCGCTACCACATCCTGAATCGATTCGCTGGAAGATTCCTTTTGCGCGCCGTCGGTCGGTTTCTTGTCCGGCTCCGGCTTGGGTTTACTGCCGTGACTCTCTTCGTGCATGCGAGCGCGGCTAATCGAATGGTGAGGCGTTCCGTCGTTTGCATAAACTCCCATGTTCATTTTCTCCTAGGACGGCGCTGTAGCCGCCGCTGCTTCTCTTGCTGCTTCGAACCGAATCTTTTCTTCCGCTTTGGCTTTCTTGTACGCTTCCTCAATTTCCTTTTGGCGTCTCGCGAGCATGATTTGATATGGCGTACCGTGTTCGACGACTTCAGTTTGAGCGGGAGTAGAGTCTGCTGGTTCTGGAGTTGCGCGGGTAGCTTGAGGCATGCCAGGTATCAGGAATTGCCGCAAGCGATCCGCTTCCGCCCATCCCCGATTGGCCTCTACGATACACCGATTCATTTCTTCGGCGTGAAGATTTTTTAAGGTTGCTACCTCTTCGGCATGTTTCGAGCGCAGCGTGTTCAGTTCCGCTTCGAGAAACCGGACATAACGCGAACGGAATAGATCAGTCCAACTCATGCCTTAATCCTCATTTCTCGCAAAAAGCACTTGTCTTTCTCCGTCAGGTTCAGCACGGACAGGCGAGCACGCTCCCGCGCCCAGTCATAATCTTTCTCTATCCGCGCAATTTCCATATCGGCAAACGCTTGCGCTTTTTGGCGTATCACTTCGCGCATTGCCTCTGCCATCTGGCGCGAGTTAGGGTAAACGCTGCGTTTGTCGTCGTCCACGGCTACTCCTCAAATGCAAACGGAATAGGAATCGCTAAAGCTTCGATCACCGCAATTTTGTCCACATCCCCATGCAGAAACGCCCATACCTCAATCGTGCTTTTCGGAACTGTACTGCTAACCTGGAACGGGAAAGAGAAATACTTGTCCGATTCATTAGTACTCAGGGATTCGAGCAACGCCAAGTACGCAGCATGTTGCGCTTCATGCCCAACTAGGATAATCAGGTCCGCAGGGTTTCTCTCTTGCAGCGCTGCCGCCAAGATCATCATATTCAAACTAGAAGAAGAGCAGTAAATTTTCTTCACTGCGGCCTCACTCTTCTATACCACGACGGAACCGAAATTGGCTTAGGCGGCCGTTTGAGTGCCGCTTGTTTCTGGTTGTAATCCTTGTACGCTACCACGGCGCGCGCCATCGGGTCTTTAATCGCCGCCAGTTTTTCCCGCAGCTTGACCGACTCCGGCACATCACTCGCGTCCAGCAACGTCCCTGCAATTCCGTACCGGCACGCATCCCCAATATCATCATTCAAACTCAACCCTTTCGGCTTAATCACATCCTCAGCCGAACACGTTATTCCATCGCCGCGAACCAGCAACGGTATAGCCTCTGCCAATGTGGGACACTCGTTTTGTAATACAAAGAACTCATCAGTGTCCAGCAAATCGTACATTTTCTGCCAGCCGGCCACACGATCTGTATTTGACCGCATAGGCATCGGCAAACCCGCACGCTGCAATAGTTCGCCTACTTCATCGGCCACCGTGCGATTGCTTACCGTCCGATTGAACCGCTCCCAAGAGAAATGGATTGCCTCAATGTTCCACTTGTAGCCGTACTCGTTGTCCCGCTCCTGCTCCTCGTACTGGTAAGTATCGTCTGGGTCAAACGGTTCGCCAGGTTCGGGATACCGCATTTTCGCTCGCGGGATAGACGCAATCAGCGCCTTCGCTTGCTCCTCCGGAGTAGCGCCTTGCGACTGCCCATCGGCCGCACCGGACATAACCAATTCCTTAATCGCCACATTGACGCGCCGCGGCTTGTCCCATCCAAACTTTAGGTTAGGCTTGAGAATCGCCTTGGTGAAAAACACAATCGTAGCGTAGTGGCCGAAACCGTAGTCCCATCCCACCCATACTGGCTGCCAATCCTCAAACGTGAAATCACTAGCAGCACGGCAATGGCGCCGCGGTTCCCAGTTCTCGAAGAACTGACCAGAGACCGAATCGAGTCTTCCCCACCTAATCTTGTCCCGCAGCGGACTCTTTTCGAGTGTCGCAATATACTCCCGATCATTGGCGTAGAGCGGATTCTGGTCTACCGTCGAGTGGAAGTACTCGTAGTCCTCCGCGCTATACTTGTCCTGGTCCATTCCCTGAAATGGCTTGTGATCTACCCACAGTTTCTTAATCCACGACCAGCCAACACCCATCGGGTTCGTGGCGCCGCCCATTGTTGGACGCGCACCAGGCAACGGGCACCGATTGCGGCCGGCCAGAGCATCCCAAATGGCAAACGAAAACTCTCCCAACTCTTCGAACCCGATAAACACATATTCAGTTGACAGGTACTTCCCAACGTCCGCTTCCCGCTCGCACGCCCCAAAGAATAGTTTGCTCTGCAACATCTTGCCCGTTTCTTTACCGGCGGCATCCAATTCTGGTTGAGGATGAAAATAAACAATGTGGTCTCCTTGGTGGTAGAACTGGTACATCCACCGCGGTACATCGGCCAGAAACTTGTCGATCACCGTTCGCTTTAGGTCGGGGATTGTCTTACGCAGGATGATGGTATTCGAGCCAGGATATTCTAAGCAGTGGAAGATTGCTTCCATCAGTAGCGGCCTGGACTTGCCAGAACCGAACCCGCCGACCTGCAACCGATACTTTGCTGGCGAAACATGGAACGCTATTTGATGTGGCCAAGGTTGATAGAACGAAGAAGTAGTACGGGGCTCACCAGCAGGTTCAGCGATTGCGGCAGGACTCACGGGAAGGATACTACCAGAAAACCATTCGGGAGATTAGCCCTCGAAGGAACATGGTGTCTCGCGATGGTCGAACCACCTATGGCGTGACGCAGTTCACAAAACCAATCCCCCGAACGTCTGTCTAACCCCGCAGTTCTGGAATATACCACAGGGTTAGACAGGAACCGGACCGGCATCCTTCACCGGCAACTCAATAGCTTGAGGTTTCCCACCCGCCTGACCAGCAGCAATTTGCTTCGCTTGGTGCTCCACAATCGCTTGCTGTACGCCGGAAGAGACCGCCATGTTAAACGCTCGATCAGTTCCCTCGCGTATCTCATTCAATCCCAGACCGCACTTGGTACAGACTGTAATTGAATCCTGAACCGGCCCTTGCGGAGTAATCCGCATGCCGCCAGGCATTGCCGCAATCGAATGCCCATGTTCAGCGCATACCCTCGCAGCAATCGCAGACGCTACCGCACTATCAGGACACGGATTCTTAGGCGCTTCGCTCATCTCTTTTTTCCCTTCGTAAATGAAGTTAAACATATTCGGTGCCAGTTCTACCATCCGAAACTCAATCGACGGAAAGCGTTTTTCTAAATGCTCTGCCACTTGGTCCAGCATCTTATCCAGGTCCGCAGCAGAGTACCCGCGGCGCGCCGGCGGATGCGACCGCCAGACAATATCCTTCATTCCAGGGATGCAGACTCGCACCCGCATCTCACGCCATAGCCGCTCGCCGCTTGCGCTTCGTTTCAATGCCGCTCCAGATATACAGCGAACCACATGCCGACACCCACACCAAGAGAGAAGACCGCGAACATGCCGGCAGCTATCCAACGGTTACGCCTCATTGCTTTGTGACCAGTGCTTGCATGCGTGCCGTGTGGTCTTCGAGAATCCTAACCCATTCCAGTAAACGCTCTGCATCCGGCAGCAGGTTATTAAGAACAGCCGGCGGATACCAGAACACCATTTCGCCTTTATCCTGCATCACTACCATGATCGGCAGACGGCGCCCTTGCATGACTTCGAGCACTAGGCGACCCTCGGCAGTATGGATTAGCTGGTCTATGTCTAGGTCGCTCAATTTCCCACCAGTTCAGAACCTAATAGAATCTGTTGTATAGCTTCCACGGCTAACTCGCGATCATCGACGAACCGGAGAGCTTCGTAAATCTCCTCCGCCAGTTTGCGCGTTGCTTCGGTTAGGTCACTCATCGGCCGCGCTCCATCTCGCGAACAGCGTCATAGAGTTTATGCAACGCTTTGTAAGGTAACTCGCCGGCGCCACATGCCGTGCCAGCTTGCGCTAGTTCGCTCGCAGCGATCAGCACATCATTGACGCGCTTGGGAGACTCCTCGCTAACGCTTTCCCATCTCCCTGGCAGTAGCCGCAACCAGAACGCAGCCTGATCGGTCATTCCCCTAGATTGTGCCAGCAGCGCCAGGGCCAAATACGGAACAGACTGCGCGGCTTGCTCTATGAACGGCCGCAGAACCTCATCTGTAAAGATTCGCGCTGGTTCATCATGCGCCAGGGCGCGTATGCGATTCTCTATGCACAGTTCGATCATTTCTTGAACCGACTTTCTTTCTTAGGCACTCCGCCCAAGGGAATATCGTTTGTCTTACGGTAGGACGTACACGTATTGCAGAGACACGTCAGCCGATTGGATGCGGCCGTGTGAATTACTGGAATCGTATTGGACTGCGAAGGCGTATCGGACGCCAGACTTTCTCCAACAATTCCTGTATCGACTGGCGGAATATCTGTTGCTCTATGTCCATCACTCGCACTTCGCGAGCGTCCACGTCCGCCGGCAGCAACGCGCCGTCTAGGAACCGTAGTTCCGTTAGACCGTGACAGGTTTTTATCATTCGAACTTCCATTGCCTTGCTCACTCTCCAGAGTGGAGTGCTTTGCTGCATCCATCCCGACCCGTGCTAAACATGCTCTGCGAATCCATTCTGAAATTGACATACCGCGCAGGTTCGCAGCAGTTGTCCACTCTTTCAGGTCTGAATCGATAACCCGAATTGTCACAGTAGGCATGTAAGACACGCAGCTTACAATAGGACGGATAGGGTATGCAAGCGAATTGTCTTACAGGTGTAAGTCAGTCGTCAGACGGCTTGTGGCCGTTCCCATTGCCATTATGCCCGTTCTTATGGCCGTTACCGTTTGTAGGCGCCGGCAGCGCAGCAGCACCAGCACCGACCAGACGCGGCGGCCGCGGAGCATCCACCACAATCACGCGTATCCCCATATCAACCGGAGTCCGATCTTCCGCGAAGAGTTTGTGATAACGCGCCAGCAGTTCCAGCGCATGCAGTTGATTCGTTAGCTTGATCTTATCTGTACGCTTGCCAGTGTGTTCAATCGCATGGATACAGGCGGCGGTATCTTCGTCTAAATCCTCAATCCTCTTAATAGAGCCGTCAGAATTGAATAGGCGCCGAGGGTCAACAAAAGCATGCCGCGCAATCTGTAATAGTGTTCGTTGGACGCCAAAATCCATTTTTTTTTCGGCCGGCGCGGAAAACTGCTTAACCAGCGCCTTCACCTTATGATTCTTTAAGAGAGCCGACGCTTGGAAAGCAGCAGTCTTGCGGGAGTAGCCGGCAGCGATGGCAGCTTGTGTTCCGTTGAATTGAAGAATGACGTACTGGCGAGCGAAGGATTCAAGACGCGCCTGGACTTTGTGATTAGACTTGCGGCCCATGATGACCGGATTCTAGCACCAGTACTCACAAACTAGAATTATTTTGTGCGCCGTGGTGTGAAGACTGGAACCGGAGAACGCCTACACTTGTTTTTCTTCCACCACGCGTCCCAATCCATTTTAACGTGCGCGTTGCGATGGCACGACCGGCAGAGATACATCAGATTTTTGGGATTATTGAAGGTTTCGAGTTGAGTACAGGTTTTCTTTTTATGGTGAATGTGGCCCTCGCCGGTCCCTAAAAGTAACTGGCAAGACTCGCACATGCTATTAGCCCTTTCACGAACTAGATCGAATGTGGCAGCGTCAGGCCGGACTAATTGCTGTACCCGCTGTCTACTC